ACTGACTATACTCAAACATTTACCATTCCTGCAAACGATATAAACAACCCTATATTTAAGCATTATTACGATGCCGATATAGATAATAGTTTTGATGCAAGAACGAAAGTAGCGGGTAGGATTGAACTTGACGGAGTGCCTTTTAAATTTGGTAAATGGAAACTTGAAAAGGTAAACGTAAAACAAAACAAACCTGCAAATTATACAATTGCATTCACGGGTAATTTAGTTTCTTTAAAATCAAAATTTAAAGATGACGAATTAAGTGGGTTAAATTTAACAGCATTAAACCACGTTTATAATTCGACAAACGTACAAGGTGGTTTAACAAATTCGCTTTTCTCAGGGAGTATCATTTATAATTTATTTGCAAAGAAACAATACTACTATAATAATAATGCAACCGATAATGTAAACACTCCAACACTTGCTAATATAGCTTGGGGCGGTGGTTCGGGTGTTGGTGTATTATGGTCAGATTTAAAGCCATCAATTCGATTGATAAAAATCATTGAAGCTATTGAAACTAAATACAATGTTACTTTTTCACGTGACTTTTTTGCTCGTGTAGAGTTTAACGATTTATTCATGTGGTTAAATGCCGATACTTCAATACTTGGAACACCAACAGAACAATTAATAAATTGGAACGGTGGTAACGGTTCAGATTTTGGATTGAGTAATACAACGGATAAATGGATTAACACGCAAACAGTAAGTCAGAATTACAGATACATTATTGAGATATATCCAACGGATTTGACTATTCCTTACAAAGTAATTGTTAAAAATTTCGGTGTACCCGTTGCAAGTTTAGATTGTGCAGGTGGTGACTTTATAAGTGAGCAAATACCAATTCCATTAGTTGGTGGTGTAGCAACGCCTTTTGAATATACATTTTATGTGTCAAGTTCAAATTCTATAAATTATGAAGCTGAGATACTTTTAAGAAGAAATAGTATCCCTTTTGACAGACGTTCAACAGCAAGTGTTAATTCGTTAATTGATACTTTTGAAGTAGCTGCTAATTTACCGAGAATGAAAGTTATGGACTTCATGAAAGGTTTATTTTCAATGTTTAAATTAGTTGTGATTGCAGACCAGTATGATAATATTTATATCAATACTTTAAACGATTATTACGCAGCGGGGAAACTTTACGACCTAACAAGATATACTGATTTTTCAACATACGATGTTGAACGTGGCAAACTATTAAATCAAATAAATTTTAAGTTTCAAGAACCAACAACGTTATTAAATATTCAATTTGACCTTAGCACTGGAATCCCATACGGAGATGAGGAAACAACTTTAGAAGATGAGGAAGGGAATATTTTAGATGGTGAAGCGTTACAAGTAGATTTGCCATTTGAACAAATAATATACGAAAGATTGCCAGACTTAAATGATGGGGTTTTAAGTAATGTAATGTATGCAGGAATATTCGATGAAGCGATTGCTCCCGTAAATCCTAGAGCGCATATTTTTTACAGTCAATCGCAAGTACTAACGGGAAAACCTATTGCATTTATAAACGATACAGCGAGTAAAGTACAACTGAATACTATAAATATTCCTTCACATACTTTAGGATTTGTAAACCCACAATTCTCAACTATTTTCGGTGCAGAGTTTAACGAATGGAACGGGTTAATAATTGAAAATACACTTTACAAAAACTATTATCAAAACTATGTAAATTCTATTTTCAACGTTAAGCGTAGAAATTTTAAATTCAATTGCAAAAATATTCCTTTGAGAATTTTAAGTACTTTACAATTAAATGATGTAATCCAAATAAGGGAAAATTATTATAGAATTGACAATTATAATTTTAATTTGTTATCAGGTGAAGTAAGTTTGAATTTAATTAATTCATTCGACAATACCATAAACGGTTTTAACGTAGATAGGCAGGTTATATTTTGCGATTGGTTAGAACAAATACAATCGGTGTATGTCACAAATTTAGACAATTTCGGTTATAGTAGTAGTGAGTTGTGGGTAACAGCATCGAATGATGGAAACATTGTTTATTTTAATATCGATGCAAATTTAACAGGGCTTCAAAGGATTGCAACAGTAACAATAATAAACACCGCAACGCTTCAAGAAGTTGATGTAACAATTTCACAAAGCGGTAACGTAATAACATTCGACAGCGGAGAAATAACTTTTGACACAACATTAATATCTTGGGATAATGGCTAAACAGACACTTGAATTAGGAGTAACAGCAAACGACAACACGGGCGACAGATTGCGTTCAGGAGGGCAAAAGGTAAATGATAACTTTACAGAGGTTTATAACGCTATTGCATATGCTGATAACGCTACAACTATCGCATTGAGTAACGCTACTTTAAATGCAACATATCCTTCGGTTGTCGTGGGTTATAAAGTTTATGCACTTGCGATAATTGCGGGTTCTTTAATTTATTTAAAAACAACAACGGGATGGGTTTCAGTTCCTGCAACAATAGTATTATGATAGCGGAAATAATTAAGTTATTACAAAGCCATGATTTTAATGGAGCGGGTGAATATACCGAAATTGCAAAGGGGAAAAATGAAATAGGGGAAACTTTAAAAAAAATTAAGCGCAAATGGCTATCGAGAAACAAATAAATATAGTAGTTAAAGAAACGGGTATTGATAGCGTCAATAAAAAAGTTAGCCAATTAGATACTTCTTTAGAGGGATTGCAAACAACTCAAAAAGGGGTTGCTAAATCTATGGGCGAAAGTTCTAATTCAATCCTAGAAAACGGGGGCGCAATGGGATTGTTAAACGATGCTACTGGTGGTTTAGCTATGACCGTTAAAGATGCAGTTGAGGCAACAGCTTTATTTGCTAAAAATTCCAAAATAGCAGCGATGGGACAAGCGTTGTATGCTACTGTTGTAGGTACTTCAACGGGTGCGATGAAGTTATTTAGACTTGCTTTAATCTCAACGGGCATTGGTGCAATCGTTGTCGGTTTAGGTTTATTAATTGCAAACTTCGATAAGGTTCAAAAATATGTACAAGTTGCCATTGATAAGTTTAACGGAATGGGTCAGGGTGCTAAACTTTTAATATCCCTAATGTTTCCAATCGTTGGAGTTATTAGGCTTATCGTTGCAGGTTTAGAAAAGATGGGAGTTATTGACGATGCCGTTACTGCAAAAGCTAAAAAGAATGCTGAAGCAAGAATTAAATATTTAGACAATCAAAAAACCAAAATAACTGAAAGTTATGATAGTGAAATAAGACTTGCAAAAGCAGCGGAAAAAGATACGGTTGCTTTAGAAGAAGCTAAAAGAAAAGCAATTTTAAAAACTCTTTACGCATTAAATGAAGCCGAAAGAGCAAGGATAAAAAGCGGAGAAGCTACTGAAGATGACGTTAAGAAATGGAATGAAAGACAAAAAGAAATTAACAAGATTATTGAGGATGGCAAAGTTGCTGAAATAGAAGCGGAAACAGAAAGAAGAAATAAAAGAAAAGAAGCAGCTGATAAAATTAAAGAAGAAAATAAAGTAGCGTCACAAAAAAGAAAGGATGAGAAAGCTAAATTAATTGAAGAAGAAATACAAAAAGTAAAGGATTTAGCAAAAGCTAAAGCAGATGCCGAAATGCAAAGCGCAAAAGATGCACTGGCTATTCAAAATGATTTATTACAATCTCAAGAAACACCCGCACAAAAAGAAGAACGAGAATATCAAGACCGAAAAGAAGTTTTAGAAAAAAATCATTTGTCGACTGAGTTATTAGAAACAGACCATAAAGCAAAGCTAAAAAAAATAGATGAGGATTATTGGAGTGCTGAAGCCGATGCGTCAATAGCCAGAACAGCAAAAGAAAAAAAAGATACTGATGACAAAAAAGCATTAGAGCAATCTCTTGGAGATGCGAAAGTAAATATCGCAATGCAAACAATGGATTTAATATCTGAAATTGCGGGTAAAGGTTCAAAAGTTGGTAAAGCATTAGCGATAGCACAAGCGACAATTAACGGAATACAAGGTGTTCAAAATGCATTTACAACAGCAAGTGCGTCACCTATTACAACTTTATTTCCTGCGTACCCATTTATTCAGGCGGGTTTGGCGGGTGCGTTTTCATTATTGCAAATTAAGAAAATTGCTTCAACAGATCCAAGCGGAAAAAGCGGGGGTGGTGGCGGTGCATCAAGTGGTGGCGGTTCAGCACCAACAGCACCAAGTTTCAATTTAGTTGCAGGAACGGGAAGTAATCAAATAGCGGAAGGAATAGCAGGGCAAAGACAACCTTTACAAGCCTATGTTGTTTCGGGTGCAGTAACCAACGCTCAACAAATGCAAAGAAATATAGTAGAGGGTGCAAGTTTGTAACAAAATAACAAAAAAATAGTTCTACAAATATGAAAACATACCAAGCGACATATAACCCAAAACTAAACGGAGGCGTTTATGCTATCTCTTTAGTTGAAAGCCCTGCAATGGAGGGTTTATTTATTGCGCTTTCAAAGCAAGAAGAAATACAACTTAAAGAAGTTGAACAACGTATCTTGATGGGTTTAGTTTTAGAGCCTAACAAACCAATATACAGAAATCAAAACGGTGAGGAATTTAATATAGTTTTCAATGAAGAAACTATAAAAGAACTTTCACACGGATTTTTTAAAGCGGGTAGTCAAAGTAATTCGACTATTGAACATGAGGCAAAAAATAAAATTGAAGGTGTAACATTTGTTGAAAGTTGGATTGTTGAAAATCCTGAGATTGATAAAAGTACAAACTTCGGATTTAAATATCCTAAAGGTAGTTGGATTGCAACTATGAAAGTTGATAGTGATGAAGTTTGGAATGATTATGTAAAGACTGGAAAAGTACAAGGGTTTTCAATCGATGCAATGATTAGTTTAGAAGAAGTAAATTTTAAAAGTGAATTAAATATGAGTGAACAAGCAAAAACAAATTCTTTGTTAGAAAGAATTTTACTAGCGTTCCAAACTAAAGCAGAAATTAAATTAGGTAGTATAAAAACTGCTAATGGTGAAATCACAATCGAATACGATGGTGAGGCTTTAATGGTTGGTCAAAGCGCATTTATTATGGCTGAGGATGGTACAAAAGTTCCCGTGCCAGTTGGTGAACATCCTTTAGAAGACGGAACGGTTTTAATCGTTACTGAAGAAGGTGTTGTTGCTGAAGTTAGACAAATGGAAGAGGAAGTTGAAGACGAAGTTCCCGCTCCAGTTGTTGAGGCAGCAGGTGAAGAAGGTAAGGTTACACAAGACGAAAAAATCGCAAGTGAAATCGAAAGCGCAATCAAATCTATTTTGATTAAATACACCGAGCAAGAAGCTAAAATTTTAGCATTAAGCGCACAAGTTATTGAATTAGGAAAAGAGCCAATTTCAAAAGGAATTAAACAACCTTTAGTAAATGTAGATTTGGCTACAATGACAAAACAAGAAAGAATATTGTATAACCTTAGAAACAACTAAAAAATGAGCACAAGAGGAACAACATTAAGCGGAGCAGAATTTCAATTGTTAAGAACAGAAACTATTGCACTTGCAAAAACATTAGGTACTGGGGATAGTTCAAAAGTATTTACACTTTCGGCAGCAGCAGGAAAAGTAATAACATTGCCTTCGGTGGCGGTTGATGGCTTTACGGCTAAATTTGTAGTAGGGGCAGTTTTCGCAACTACCAACTTCACAATCGTAGCACCAACAAACGTTATACAAGGTGGTGCAATTGTTAATTCAGTATTTGTTCCAGCATCAAATGAAAACACAATTTCATTCGTAGCAAGTGCTGAAACAATCGGGGATTATATCAACATCGTTTCAGACGGAACAAATTACTATGTTGAAGGAGCGGGAGCATTAGCAGGTTCAATAACATTTACAGCAGTTTAACAAAAAATAATAAATAAATAAAAATGGCAACAGTAACAAATGTAAGCTCAAACTACGCAGGGAAAGAGGCGGGAGCAATAATTGGAAAGACTTTCAAAGAAGCAGACACACTCAGATTAGGTGTTGTAACTTTAGCACCGAATGTAGGGTATGCTTTGAACTTGAGAAGAGTTCGTTACACAGACGGAACAACAGCTTATTCTTGTGGTTTCAATCCAGAAGGAACGATCACTCTAAACGAAAGAGTTTTATCTCCGGTTAAATTGAAAAATGATTTTCAAGTTTGTAAAGAAGATTTCAGAGCAACATGGTCACAAGAAACTATGGGAGCAAGTGCTGCAAATCCAAATGCACCAGCTGACATTATGGAAGCTATCCAAGTGGAAATGTTAGGTCAAACTGCTGAGGATATCGATTATAAAATTTGGCAGGGTGACAGCGCAAATGCTGACGAGTGGGATGGTTT